TGCTCTATGCATGACTGTAGGTGCTCTTGAGTAGTCTTGTCAGGACCCATCATTGCAGCTATTTCTATTACATCACTTACTCTTATGTTAGGCGTGATAGTTTCTACATCACCTTCTTCGCAAGGTCTTACATAGAGATCGATGTCATCAACAGATAATCTAGGCATACTACATACGCCTACTATGCACAGAATAGTTTGCTTCCCACTCAGCCTGTATAAACTGTGCAGGTAGGTAGGAAGACGACTTAAGATCGACGGTTACCTGAGTGTTCCTAGCGATAACAGGGAAGCTAAACGATCCACTTTCTAGGGCTACCCTGTCAGGCTTTGCAGTAGGTAGATTAACCCTCATAGAGGTAAACTCGTATGTCTTTAGATCACGACCTGTAGGGTTAACCTCTACATTAAAGAACCCTGTGTCCCTGTAGGTTACCTTCCAACGCCTCATCTGTAGTCTTCCGGTAGCTACAGCCATCTTCTCTCCAACAGACGTAGCAACGCCAGTACCCTCTCTCATGTACTGTGTGGAGAACCTGTAGTTCATCTCGTATTCAAGACCCAGTAGGCATGTTGATCCGCTATGGTCGCCTGTAGCTGCCACAGTAGTGGTGGTAGGTCTTGTAGCTGTGATCGATGTACCTTTGTCGTCTGCCGTACCTGACCTTACGACAACTACAGGAGTCCCTGTGGGTACAGCGTAGGGCAGTGTCCAGGTTGTAGTGTTAGTACCGGAGACATAGGAGCCTGTTAGGTTAACCTTGCGGTCTAATCTGGCACAAAAGTCTAAGTTAGTATCGTCTGGAACTAGGTAGTCCATGACCTCTAGATAAACACCATCGCTTCTAGATATTATGAAGAAGGTGTTATTCTCTACAGTCTCTATCCACAGGATAGTATCCTCTGAGCTGAACTGAAAGAATGACCAAGCACTTTGGTTCTTCTCTTGTCCTGCCCAGTTGTATTTATAGCAGTATATTCTGGACGGTTGATTAGACGAAAGGAAGTAGAGAACATCCTCAGATGTAGATGCTGTTCCTTTGGATACATTCTTTGGTACAAACTGAGGGACATGAGCTGTTATATCTGCAGCATCGTGAGTGTCTAGGTCTGTAGCAACATAGAGTTCTCTAAGCCTAGAGAAGTCTCCACTGATCTGAGAGAAGTAAACATTAACACCTGCACCAACAGGTGGCATCTTAACATCCATCTCAAAGTCTGATGCAGGATTGATGGATATAGAACTTGCTGTTAAAGCTCCACTGCTTTCCACAAAGAACTGAGACTGTTCAGAGAACAGCAAGAGTTGTTCGTTGAATGGGATTGCATATTCAACCTTAGATACCTTGGTGTGTGTAACATCTACGTCTATAGGATCAGAGTCTACAAGTGTGGTCACCGTAGTCCTGAAGAAGTTTTCATATTCTCCAGACTCTGAAAAGACAATCTTCTCATCTGCAGTTACACCGAACCTGTTCTTGTAGAAGAACAACGAGGATATCTTCTTACCTATAAAGCCCGGTTCCTCATTAGTATCATCATCACCAACTAACCTATTAGTCCATGTGATCGTATTGAAGGTGAAGTTAGCACCACTCTGTGTGATCTCATGGGGCAGTGTGGTCTTGTCGATCTCTATAAGGTTGTTGGGGGCTACAGTCTCTTCATAAACAGTACCAGCTTTCTTCTCTACCCAGAATGCCGCGAACTTATCTTCATTGTCCCCTAGGATTTTAAAGATGGCACCTGTAGAAGCACTGGTTTCAAGGTCTGAGAACTTCTGCTTCTCTGTAAAAGTTACGTCAGGTGACCTAGTAGTAGCCATAGCTGTAGTAGTGTTCTTATTCAGTACATACGTCCGATTAAGAACGGTAAGGAACATTAGGTCTTCTCTGGGATTAGAGCACACTAGGTACTGTAGGGTCACACTGTTGGTTACAGTGGACTCTGCACCAGTGATAGCGTTAAAGACCTTAAGGCTAGTTCCTGAAAGCGTGTTGTTACTCTGTACAATGATAATGTATCTAGAGCCTATGCCTCTATCGATCAGGTGACAGGCAGCATTGCTGGAAGAGTTCGTTAAGAGCTTCGCTGTGTGCTCTGTGGGAGGCCTCTTGTTTAAACCATCTACCAAAGAACTCTGAGCGTTTACCTGAACAGCTCCTTGATAGACCCTTCTGACCTCATCAGGTTGTTGGCTTATGCCTTGAACCATATAGGGGATAGAGTCAGATACTAGAGTCATTTACAGGTTATACCGTCGCGTTCCGTTTCTACTGAGAACCTTAAAGACACCCCAGTTCCTGTTGAGGATGTTAGCGTCCTCTGATCTAGAGTCTGCTTGTTCCATCTGAACAAGGGCTTCGTTCTCGTCTGTGTTGGTAAACCCGTTTAGGGTATCTGAACCAAAGACTCTATTCTGGAAACGTCTTGCAGCCTTAACCGTTATGTAACGTCTTGCAGGTTGGGGGAGGTCGTCCCAAGGGAGGATGAGGATCATGTCTACATAGAGACTATCCGTGAACGTGAATGTCTGTTCTTCACGGTCATACAGACGTTCCCCTCTTAGCACTACATCCTTATCAGGTGTACTGCCTCTATTGGAAACGTCACAGAATACTGCGTTGTTAGGGACGTTGATTATACCATCAGTATCTGGAGAAATTTTATAGTTATACTCACTATTGAAGTTGTAGCCTGTGGTCTGAACATCAACAATAGTTTCATTCAAGATGTTCTGAGCTACAGCGACATCCTCTAGCTGTGAGTTTTCTAGAGAACTTACTGGAGCTTCACCAATGGCACTCAACATTACGTTGACAGCTTCAAGCTCTGTGGTTTTGGTAAGCTGTACCATTCTCGCTCCTTAACTAAATGAAGGGACCAGAGGATTAACCCCCTGATCCCTTCGTATTAGACTACACCCTAGGGTGCAGCAGTCCTGATTTGTACTGCAGCCTCTGGCCGGAGCACGCCATGTCCACATGCATATTTTGCGACCATTAACGTACCTTGGCGACGAATGTCATAATCTGACTCTACCGCAAGGTCCATAAGCTTAACGGTGCCTACGCACGATGGATGCACAACTATTGCTACTGTATTACGGGCATCAACTACCTGACGGTTACTCGTACCAGCCCCAACACCAGAAGTGACGTTGGTAGTGGGGAGGTGAGGAGTTTTGATCAGAGTGATACCAGCAACACTGGCAACTGTACCGTCCGCAATCGAACCGCGACCGCTAAAGTCTACGTTAATTGCGTTGGTGGCGTTAGCCAACATGTAGTAATCATCCGGTTTAAGGAAGCAATAACGGTCTTCCGCTGGAACGTAGTTATCATCAAGTGCTTCTGCAGCATCGAAGATAGCAGTGATTAGATCATTTGCTACCGTAGCTGAGTTAGCACTGGTGACAATAGTACCAGAAGGATAACTAGCATCTCCGACGTTTGCCGTTGTAGTCTTAGCAGCGGCAGTCATCATTTGGAGGATATGAGAATCCATCTGGAATGCCAGAGCGCGGCCCATCTCTTGGGTATATACGCTTCGGACATCATAGTGATTCTTAGCCTCATCGATGTTACTCAGGAAGGCGTCAGAAATAAGCAAATCGTTGATCGTAATCACTTTCTCATTGTGATTAAGCGAACTGCCTACGATTTCTGCACCGGGAGTATGATAGGCTGCAGACAGACGGCCCATGACCGGGAACTGTGCAGACTTACCACTAGCGATAGACCGGATCATGTGCTTGTCGGCGGTTACGGTGTACTTCTCATAGCTCTGAAGAACCTCACCAGCAAACACCTTAAGGAATAAGGCATCTGCATCACCGGAAGCATTGACCTGACCTAAACGCGATACTGTAGCGTTAGCCATAGTTAATTACCTCATAGTTTGTTGCGAAAGTCTGAGGGGGTCCTCAGACATTTGGTGTATGCCTTCTTCTTTAATAGACAAGATTATCCGACGTATCGGGTCAGGTTATTTTCGAGATGGCTAAGAGGCTAACTCACCTGAACGGGCAAGTTTGTCCTCAACTGCTGCCCTGAAAGCAGGGTCAGCTTTGTATTCTGGTTGCGCCATGTCCTGAGTCACTTGCGACCAGCTTTGGTAAATATTACCAGTGTCTGGAGTAGATGATCCTCTTGTCAGGTTTGGTTGAATACCGTTCTCCTGAGAGTAACGGCTGTGCAAACTCCTGACTGCGTTGATGATGTCTACTCTGTTATTGCTTTGAATAGAGTTGTTGAAATGATCGATCTCATTCTCTGGAAGGTTGTTTGCAGCCCAAGAGATCATGTCCTGATATCCTTCAGAACCTCCTACGATGCTCTCAGCTTCTTGAGTAACCGCTCTACCAACTGCTTGCTGACCTGTAATGAATTGATCAACAATGTCCCTAGGTATACCCGCGGCTTCCAGTTGACTATAGCGTTCTTCGCTGAGTCCGTTCGCCTGACGATATTCCTCAGACATTTCTTCAAAGTTAAGACCACGCTCCGCAAGCACCTCTTCAACTTGTTCAGTATCCGTAGCACTGGGTTTGTCGATGGGTTCAGGTTCAGTTCGATCAGGACTAGGTTGAGACAGTTTAGCTTCAAGTTCTCCATATGCTTTCGACAGCTCCTCTGGTGAAGTGAATTTCTCAGGCAACCAATCAGGTCGCTCTTGGGTTTCCTCAGAGGCTTGCTCTACAACCACTTCTTCAGGAGCATCAGGTCCTGTTACATCGGCTGGTACTTCTACTTTATCAACCATACTCAGGCGTATCCCCTAACTGAATGAGGTTTCCGCTTTTCTCTGAGCGATACACAATGCCCTTTTCAGCATCGTTAGGTCCCGGCCAAACCGGGTATTCCTTTTCTTTCTTTGGTGTTAGGTTTTCTTTATTACTCTCTACCATTAAGTATCCTTATTTCTTTTTCTTCTTTAGTTGTGTTGTGTACATACGACCACGCCACTTAAATGTTTTCTTACCAGCTTTCCTATTAAGCCTGAATGTTTCCCTGAAAGATTTAGCAGAAGCAGATTTCTTCTTATAAATAGGGTAATCACCACCCTTAGTTTTAACGTACCCTTTAGCTGAACTAGCAGTCCTTGTTTTCAGAGGGGTAGGGTTACTTTTTTTACTGACTACTTTAGCTGGTTTGGGTTTAGTAGTAGCAACTGGTTTGGGTTTAGTAGTAGTACCTTTATTCACACGCCTTGATATTTCCGAAGCACTCCACATATTAGCGTAACTACGTTGTCGATTTATTTTAGATACTGGATTAGCTTGTCTTTTCTGCGGAGGAATAAAACTCGCCGCTGTTAAAGCTGCGGCTGTGACAAGACCAGCAGGGGTTGGTCTACGTGCAAAGGATAAAGCCTTGCTCCTAAGAGCCTTACCGGTATTCACTACCTTAGTTTTCCTTGCTACTTTCCTTGCGGCCTTGTTTTGTCTGTCTTTTACCTCTTTAGGTACGCTAGCCCCGCTATCTAGGGCCGAATTTGGTATACGCGCAGTCCAACGCTTTGGTTTAGGCTTTGCAGGTTTGAAACCTTTAGTACGTTTAGATTGGTGTCCACTGGGTGCCGGTGGATTTTTTCTAGTCTTAGGCGCACCATCAGTTTTGTAAGTTCTCTTTGGTGGTTTCGCCTTTTGGGCTAAATTAGCGGCGTAAGGTTTTGCAGAAGTGCTACCTGTCCTGTTTGATTTCGTAGGGTAATTACCAGAAGATAGCTGTCTAACCCTCTTAGCTACCTTTTGCATACCTTTGCTTAAAGGTTTTTTCTTGGGTGTAGTTTTTTTCTTCTTACTATCGCGACCTGTTCGTCCTGCCATTATGAAATCCCTTGCTCCACTAGTTGTTTACCGGCGGCAGGTGCTGCACCTTTGATACCTTCCTGCATAGCCTGTTGCATCATCTGTTGCTGTTGCATTTGCTGCATCTGTGCAGCTAGTTCTTCCTCAGATCGAAC